AATGTGTATCAGTTATCAGGGCAATTTTCATGAATAAAGTTTAGACTGAATGTTTTCCTTAATGGTATTATAGTCTGAATTATTGTAGATGTCACCATCACTTGAGAAGACTTCATCAAATCCAGATCTCTCAATGATCTTGGTTCTGATATCCATCTGACGTTTCTCCTTCTGAATGCGTCTCAGGAAGGCGTAGTGGATAATTTGAGTAAAGTATGCAAATGGGTTGCTAGACTTTGCTGGATCAAAGTTTTTAATATACTGGACGCAGTTTTCAATACCGTCACAGATCATGTCCTCACGGAACATGTAGTTTACAAAGTTTGGTTTGTAAGAAAGATGAGTAGCAATCTTCAGAAAACATTCACCAAGATAGTTTGTAATACGAGGAGTTGGTAGACCTTTCTCTTGTGCTACGGCAACTTCTGCTCTGTAAACAATCAGTGCTTCTAAAAATTCTTTGTTGTTTACATAATGTTCTGACTTCTTTCTGGACATTTCATGTTTCTCCTATAGAGTTTGATCATATTATAACACATAATCAAAGGGCTTGACAAGAGTGGATTCTGTATGTAGAATAACTCTGTCAGGGTTCATAGGAAAGGCTTAGCTACCTTTATATAGTTTCTCTAAGAAAACTCTGGCATCAGATACTGAAGATAAAAATCCCATGTTTGGATTCACCTCTGTTTGATTTGAATCTCTATCTTTATCTCTTAAGTATTTTTTATATACAGAAATATACTGCTCATCGTGTGTTTCCGTAATAGTAATTACTTTATTCATATCAAGTACAATAATAGAATCATTGCCAACTGTCAACCATGGTTCTACTTTGACTGCTCCTACATTTAAATGCTTGAGCATGATGTTTTCAAAAACTACTGGATTATCTAGCAATAATAAAGTTCTGTTTTCTTCTTCGCAAGGAACTACCATTGCAAAGATTTCTTCACCAGAAATTAATTTAATTACTGCGTAGAATTCTTCGTTCATTTTTCTTTAAGACTAACTGGTACAATTTCATAGTTAAATTTCTCTTGATTGTAAATTTTGATTCGTTCAACTAAATGATTGAGTGTATAATTTTTTCTTGACTTATGTGTAATGTCATCAGCAATGTCATATAACACTGCTTGATTTTTGTTGTCTCCTTTTCTAAGAACTCTTCCGATAGATTGTAAATTACGAATTCTTGATTTGGATGGTGATGCGAAAATTACGTTATGAAGATTTTTAATATTGATGCCTGTAGAGAAAGTTCCATATGATGCAACAATGATTGCGTTATTTTCTTTTTCGGTAATTTCTCTTACGTGTTCCCTTTGTTCAGCATCTATGCCACCATGTACATAAAATACTTTACGGCTACCCTTGACAGAATTATTTATTAATTCGTAAAGTGGTTGACCATGTGTCTCCACTCTGCTGAACAATACAAGACTATTTCCCTTCAAATCTAAGACTAGATTTTTAATGAAGTTGTTCCGTTTTCCATGTCCAATAATATATTGAATCTCATCTTCATAAGTTTCAAATTCATATCCATCATGCTTCATTAGTAAAACATGAATCTGCAATTGAGACAAATGACCTTTATCGATCAGTTCTTTTGTTTGTGTCACTTTGTATGATGGACCAAACAATCCCTCTAACACCCACTTATGCGTCTGTGTGCCGTCTAATGTACCAGTGAAACCAAATCTGTATTTGGCACTGTCCATCTTGGTCATGATACTGACTAGAGACTTAGACTTGAATAGGTGTGCTTCATCTCCAATAATGACACCAAAGTCTTTGAAGAATGATCTTTCCAGTTTGTAGATAGATTGCCAAGTTGTAATTGTGACAGGTGCTTGGTTTGTCTTTTCTCTGCCCGAATAGATCTTGTGACAGTAGTCTTCTGCATTCCACCCATAATCTTCAAAGTCCTTGAACATCTGCTCTACAAGAGATGTTGTAGGGACAACTAAGAGAATCTTATGATTTTTTTCTGCAAAATATCTCACTACAGAATAAATCATCAATGACTTACCAGAGGCAGTTGGTGAGATTAACAACTTACGGTTGTATCTTAATGCATCATATACTGCATCAACCTGATAGTCTCGTGGTTTGAATCTTGCTATTCGTGTCATATATTCCTTGACACCATCTCTTGAGATAATATCATTTACCTCAAAAGGTGGTCCATAGAATTTGTTATGTTCAAACTCCACAGTGTAATCATAATTTTTTGCCCATGCCATCACCTTGTCAAGTAGACCAACATAGATCTCACCAGTATGAGAACTATACAGTCTGATCTTTCCATCCCAATACTTACTACGGTATTGTGGCATGAACTTTGCACCAGGAACATCAAATGTAAAGTGATCTGATAGTTCTTGATTGATATGAGGTTCTGCTTTGATTGTTACGTATACTTCGTTCTTTTTCCGAATAACAAGATCTGCCATCAACTATAGCCTCTTATAAACTGCTGCCACTCAATTGAGTTTTTAATTTGGTATGTTCGATTGTTTATTGTTTTCAGAATACTGTCCAGATAATTTAACATAATCTGGTAGTAGTCGATCTTACTAGTAATTTTGATGAGATCTTCATCTGCATCCATATACTTGTCTACGTCTTGACGTAAAACTTTATGATCAAATGGTTTTTCAATATACACTTCTGGGTCTGCCTTACCCGTGTAGTATTGCCATTTTTCTTTTTTGAGTTGCTTGAATTTGTTCTCTTCAATTTTCTTCAGAAGAAGAATGCTGTTGAGAATTCTGTAGTATTTTGCATGAAGAGACGGAACCTTGGTTGACTCCGTGTGTAACTCGTCCTCATCTATTTTTGAATCTTCTTCCCATAATGTTTGAATTTCATCAAGATTCATAAATCAAATCATAAAACTTCTATATTATATATCGAGTATTTGAAGGACGCTTCTGCGGTGACGTAGTTAATATCTTGTGCAGTTGCATCAAAGTTAATTGTAGAGAGACCCACTGGAAATAAGTCTTGGAAGTCAATTCTTGCAACTTCATTGTAATTACTATTGTAGATAAACAGACTTGCATCTGAATATTCATTCATTTGATCTTGAAATGAAGTGCTTGGGTTGTATACATCCCCTCTCTTCAAATCTAGGTGTTCATCAACAGATTCTGGATATCCAAGACCTCTTAACCAGTTATGTACTTCCATGTAGTTGGTCAAATTCTCATCAACAAAAAACTTGAGAGAAAAATCTGAATATGTCAACTTATCTCCTGGAACGGGAATGTCCTTCAGATAAGTTGGTTGTAATGCAAATCCTAGATTGATACCTGGAATTGATGCAGAATTTGAAAAGAAGTCTGCTTTGGGTGTTTTGGTAATTGTAAATTTGAAACCAATAGGAGATAAGTAGTTCCTATTTTCAATCTGATTGATCCAGGGTTTCATTCTCCTCCACCTCCATTTCCACTTCCGCCATTGCCACCACTACTGCTGCCACCATTGCCGTTGCCATTTCCTGAAGATTCTCCATTGGAATTGCTGTCGTCATCTTGTTCTAGATAACCACCACGTCCGATATGATAACCATATGGAATCTTTTTGCACTTTTCGTCAGTAAAGCACCAGTACTTGCCAGCAGGACATCTTTTTGCTGCTGCTTCTTCAATAAACTTTTCGAACGCTTTCATTGACTTTTATATTTATTTAGTATCAAGAAATTCGAGATTGTACTCCATTATCATTGCAAATAATCTATTCTTCATGATATGTAAGTATTCTTGTTCTTCTGGAGGTCTTCTAGGTGAACCTGGCCAAGTTTCTATAGAGTAGCAAATGTGATCATACAGAAGTCTTATTTCATCTATACCCATATGCATTTCCAGCAGCCATTCCTCGTCTGGGTCGTGCATCATTGGTATGACGTTCCGTGGAATACATTTGTTATATTTAGACATAAAAAAAGGAGACCCGAAGGTCTCCTTGAACAAATGTGTCCAATGGATCACATGAGGTTCTCAACACGAACACGTCTGTAGTAACGGTTGGCGTTCTTACGGATAGCGCCTTCGCCTTGGGTGAGACCTTCAGCGAATGGATTGGCGACCATGCCGTAGCGAGTCTTGAATCCGATCTTGGGTTGGAATGTATCCTGACCAACGGCACGAACCATCTGAAGAGGAACGTATGGGCAGTAGAACATACCAGCGTCATAAGGGGAAGTACCCTTATAACCAGCAACGAAGTACTGGGAGTTACGCAGGTTAGCAGAATAAGGATCGATGTATACACGATACTTACCTTGCAGAACACCAGCGAAGGTGTTACCAGCGTCGTCAACGTTGAGGTTAGCGTTCAGAGCAGGGGTGTAATCGAGTACACCAGCCATGGTCAGAGCGGAGGCAACGTCTGCGGAGCAGAGGATCATGTTGCCCTTTCCTCTACGAGTTCTTTGGGCGATTGCGTTCGCTTCTCTTTCGATTTGGAAGAGCAGACCCTTGAACTTCTCAACAGACCAACGACCGTTGCTGTCAACGTCGAGGTCGAAAGTACCGGTGTTAGCAACGTTGGTTTGAGCGCCAACTTCAGCAGCCTTGTAGATGGTACGGATAACTTCTCTGTTGATTTCAGCGAGGATCTCAGTGGAGAGAATGTTAGCCAGTTCTGCTTCGGCGTTCAGACCGTGGATTGCCTTGAGGTCTTGAGCGAGTTCGAGTGAATACTCGGCCTTCAGTGCTCTGGACTTCGCAGTAACGGTGACTTTCTCGATTGAGAATGCCATCTGGTTGAACTGATCACCAGATCCATCTCCGAGGTCCTCAGCGTCTGCTGTTGACATACCCTGACCAACAGGATATGCAGCTTGAGATGCGTCAGAAGCAGCGAGAAGTGCTGGGTTGGTCAGTGCTTCAGTACCATTACCTTGTCCGGTAGTACCGAAACCAGTAGAACCACTGCCATCAGTACCAGCAGTGTAGTCTCCTTGGGTAGCACCGCCACCATCATTCTGACCAGAGAATGCGGTATCGACTTCATCGAAGAAGGTCTCGGTTCCGCTCTGGTTGGTGTAGCGGGAACGCATTGCGAAGATCAGTCCAGTAGGACCGTTCATTGGTTGTACGCCAGCGAGGTCATAAGCGACCAGGTTAGGCATGGAGCGACGGATCAGGGAGATCAGTACGGGGTCGAAACCAGCGACTGGACCTGCATCAGCAGCGCCTCCACTAAATCCAGCAGCA